ATAACATGGACAAGGCAGCCGGAGCCGCAAAGAAGATGAAGGAGTACACTCTCGGGATCGACGAATTGAATGTACTGAATCCTGATGAGGGAAACGGCGGATCAGGCGGAGGAGCCGGAGGTGGCGGATCACTGGATTTTGGCGATATGTCCGGGGAATTGTTTGGCGAAGTTACAGTCAATCAGGAGATCGAAGCGGCTGTAGAACGGTTACGTAAGGCTATTGATGCTATTAAGGAACTGGCGAAACCCACCACGGACGCACTGAAACGGTTGTGGAACGAGGGATTATCCTTGCTGGGGAATTTCACCTGGACGGCGCTGGAAGACTTCTGGAATTACTTCCTCGTGCCATTAGGTAGTTGGACACTTGGAGAGGGATTCCCACGATTTATTGATATCACAAATGATTTCCTTAAAGCGGTTGATTGGGACGCAATTAATGAGGCACTGAGGAACTTCTGGAAGGCATTGGAGCCGTTTGCCGAGAAAGTTGGTGAAGGGCTACTTGATTTTTATAAGGATTTAAGCAATATTGGTGCTAATTTTATTAATGCCGTGGTACCGGGTGGATTAAATGCGCTCGCTGATGCTTTAAAAAAAATTGATTCAGAGCAGGCCAAAGCAATTGGATACGGAATAGGTGTAATAGCTACTTCGCTTTTGACATTAAAGGTGACAAAGAGTATTCTGGATTTCTTTGATAAATTGAAAGGTGTTATACTTGCCGCCGGTGGCTCATCTACATTTGGAATCACATTAACTCTTTCCCTTATTGCGGCAACCGGAGTATCGTGGACGACAGCGCTTGAACTTCTTGACAGATATGAGAATGGTACTGACGAAGAGAAAAAAGAAATTGAGGTTGGATGGGATAAGAATAAAGAAGAATCAAAAGATAAGAATAAGTGGGGAATGGGAAACCGTTATGGTCAAATGGCTGCGTCAGCAGATGCATATCAGAATGATAATGCCTATACAAAACAGTATGACTATGTGAAATCCCTGCCTGGAAAAATAAAAGAATGCTTCGATCAGAATTTAAAGGATACGGAAGATTGGCTGAATGAACTTGATAAGCAAAGAGAAAAAGAAAGCAGCGACTTTCAAACATGGATAGAGGATAAGAAATCTAATGCGAAACAAAACTGGGAAGAAATCCAGACCTGGTGGGACAATACGATTGGAAGCTGGTGGGATGAACATGTAGCCCCTTGGTTTACAACCGAAAAGTGGCTAGGATTATATGAGAGTGTCAAGACAAGTCTTAAAACTAAGTGGGATGAGACTGTTGCTGTTTGGATATCAGATATTCAAAACTGGTGGAATACACATGTGTCACCTTGGTTTACCGCTGAAAAATGGTCTGAGTTATACGAGAACATAAAGACAAGTCTGAAATCAAAATGGGACGAAACTGCCGGTCAGTGGGGGACTGATCTGGGTGATTGGTGGAATACACATGTTTCGCCGTGGTTTACAGCTGAAAGATGGTCGCAGCTATACAATGATATAAAAGAACAGCTAAGAATTAAATGGGATTCCACGGTTGGCGAGTGGGGAAACAATATTAAAACTTGGTGGAATCAGCATGTGGCTCCTTGGTTTACTGCAAAAAAATGGTCTGATTTATACCAGACTGTAAAAACAAAATTAAAAGAAACCTGGGACAACACTGTTGGTGAATGGATAACAAATATTCAAACATGGTGGGATGAACATGTAGCCCCTTGGTTCACAACCGAAAAGTGGTTGGATATTTATAGAAGTGTAAAAGAAAGCCTTGGAACTACGTGGACGAATACCGTCACTGACTGGAAAAAGAACATAGAGGACTGGTGGAAAGAAGATGTTGAGAAGTGGTTTAAACTTGAAACATGGACCGATATGATGAAGAGAGTACCGGACGCATTTAAGGAGACATTTAGAGGAGCTGTAAACGCGGCTGTTGACCAACTTAACAGATTGATCGACTGGTTAAATGATAAGCTTAATTTCAGCTTTGACGGACTTGAAATACTTGGAGAAGAGATAATTCCTGCTTTTAGCGTCCAGTTGTTTACCATTCCACATATTCCACAGTTTGCAACAGGCGGCTTTCCTGAAGATGGTTTGTTCATGGCAAATCATGGTGAGCTTGTTGGTAAGTTCTCAAATGGCCGAACTGCCGTGGCTAATAACGAGCAGATAACGCAAGGAATAAAAGAGGCTGTTATCGAAGGCATGAGCATTGTAATGGCTTCCTATAACGGAAACGGTGAGCCAATTACTATTGAAACCCATGTCGAGATGGACGGAAGGACTATAGTGAAGCAGACAGACAAAGTACAGAGTCGCAAAGGATTTAACTTCAAAAATCCACAAACTATATAAATATTTTGTTGCAATCCCTCTCATGTTTGGTATACTTAAAGTATGCAAAAACGGGGAGGGACGCATATGGGGGTTTTTGATTTTTTAAAACAAAGAAATAGAAATGTGAAGGAATGCACTGGGTTTTTGAACAATAGCGAGACAAAAACACCATTGCCGAACGAAAATCAAAAAAATGAAAGCACAAATAAAAGCACAAAAAATAAAATACCATTAAAGCTTTCTGAGTTTAAAGAGGAACATTACAAAGCTCTACGCCGGTTGAATAATAAGCCGTTAGGCGAGCGCCTATCTGGAATAGTAACGAAAGAGGTAAATATTGAAAAGTTCACACCGGTTTTATTAGAACTTGATCTTTTGCGTATCGGAACGTGCGAGGAATGCTTAAACCTTCTTTCTGTTGATAAATTAAAGCTGATACTTAAAAATCAAAGCAAAAAGAGCACCGGAAATAAATCAGAATTAATAAAACGCATAATAGCAGAAATTCCGGAAGAAGACATTAGAAGCGATAAAGCGTATACAGATTTTTATGTTCATACTGAAAAAGCTAAAGAAATTATACATGAATCATATGACATTATAAACGGCCTGAAGATAGATTTTATAGTGCAGTGCATCAATAAAATCAAAGAGAAGAAAATAAGAGAAGTGTATAAAGATATCTGCAAAAGAAACATGGAACTTCCAATACCTCCCGGCATGGGAGTGAACTGGGAGGAACAATTTGTAAATGGCATTAGCGACTTTGAGGAAAAGTTATATCTGGATATATTAAAAGACAATAACACAGATGTTGTAGCTTTAGGAATTTACACAGACGTATCAGGAGATAGCGTTTCCGAATGCATTAATCTTTTAAATAAAACTGGACAGTATACAGATCTGAGAAAGGAAGACGTACTATATGTATGTAGTGTGATTTCGACTTTAACGGAAATGCATAGCATTAGAGCGAGCGGATTTAATTCGTACACTTTTGTGGCTTCGAAAAATGATGATGCATGTCCAACTTGCAAGTCATTAAATATGAAATCATTCGATGTTGCTAAAGCCAAAATAGGAAAAAACTGTCCTCCTATGCATATAGGCTGCAAGTGCTGTATAATATGTAAACCATAGCACCTTGAGAAATCAGGGTGCTTTTCTTCTGCCCGAAAGAGAGGTGATACAGTTGTTAGATGAGCGGCAGGCAACAATATACGTAAACGGTAAGCCCTTCCCTTCCCCAAAGAGAGGGCTTAATTTTATTACATCCACCATCGTCACGTCGTCCCGTAATGCAAACGGCGAGGTGGTCGGCCAGAAGGTAGGACGGGATCAGAATAAGATAGATTCTCTTGTCTGGCCAGTACTGGACGCGGAGACATGGTCTGAAATGCTCCGGGAATTCAGCAACTTCTACGTTACAGTAAAATTCCCGGATATGGTCACGAACAAATGGAAGACGCTTAAAATGTATCCCAGTGACCGGAGCGCGGAGCCTTACGAGGTGGACGAAAATGGATTCCCGACGAAGTATATCAATTGTAAAGTAAACCTGATTGACTGCGGGGTGATTGATTAATGCAGACAGTAAGCCGCGAATATAAGCGGAGCATGAAAGAGAAGCTGCGGAACCGGTCCTATATCCGGGTGACAATCGGTGTTATTAACCAGGAAGCGCAATCATCGGCCTATGTGCCGCACCCTGAAAATTACACCTATTACAGCAACCTGAAATGGCCCCTGGATAATTACCAGGTGCAGGAGCTGTATGCCACCTGTGATCAGGATTACACCGCGGTGGACGGCAGCATGTATTTCCTGCCGCGGGCCAGGGAGGATGTAGTCCTCAATCAGGGAATTGTGTCGGAGGATCTTCCGGGATCCATAGAGATACAGTTTCCCATCAGATATGACATTAAGGGGCTGACGGTCGAGTTTGGCCGGGCATACCCAGTAGATTTCCGGATTGAGTCTGATAATAAGACCGTGGAGATTGCCGGGAATGCCACGGAACATTTTGTGACAGAAGAAATTTTTGAGGGAGCAACATTCCTGCGGTTTGTGCCGGCTTCCATGGCCAATGGACAGAGCAGATTCAGGATCCACCAGCTGACCACGGGAATCGGAATCTATTTTGATAACCGGAAAATCCTTTCAGCCACAAAGAAAGAGCATATCAGCCCGGTCATGGAAGAACTGCCGGCGCTGGATTTTGATATGACAATTGATAACAAAGACCGTGCGTATGACGTGGAAAATGAGGAGAGTACAGTTAATTTCCTGGAAACCGGGCAGGAGGTCAAGGTTCTGTACGGCCAGGAACTGGATAACGGGACGGTGGAGTGGCTGCCGGGTGCAACGGTGTATCTCAGGGAATGGTCAGCAGATGATGAAGAAATGAGCTTTACTGCAACGGACCGCTTTGAAAGCATGGACGGAACCTATTATAAGGGAGAGTATCGGTCGGAAGGAATCAGCCTGTATGATCTGGCCGTTGATGTGCTGAAGGACGCCGGCGTGGACAGCCGGACATATTGGCTGGACAACTATTTAAAGGACGTGTCGGTATGCAATCCGATGCCGGTGGTATCCCATAAGGAAGCGCTGCAATTAATTGCTAATGCCGGGCGCTGTATCCTCTATCAGGACCGGAGCGGAAATATCTTTATGAAATCAAGTTTTGTACCGGACATGGAGGCAGCATCTGACAATGAGGTGTATTTCAGCCATGCCGGAGCGGTTCTGGATAAGAAGGCCAAACAATCTTACGCCATGACAGCCAGAGATTATACAGATGTGCAGCCGACACAGTACTTCCTTCCGCGTCAGGAGACAGGGAAGGCATATCTAAACACCGGTTATATCTCGGAGGCTGTGGCCGGCGCTGACGGGACGTTTGCGGTTAATCCTGCCGTAGAAATCAGCCTGGAAGCGCGGTATAAATGTTTCGGACTGACTTTGAAGTTTGGCCGGAACAATCCGGACACGGTAATTTTCCACGCCAGCCTAGCCGGGGAGCCGCGGGAAGATTATATGGTATCCGGGCTGACAGCCATGACAGTTATCAGTCACGAGTTTCCGGAGTTTGACCGGCTGGTTCTGGAATTCACGAAAGGCTGTCCGTATAACCGGGTGATACTGAATAACATCATTTTCGGGGACAGCACGGATTATATGCTGGAATACGGCCACGAACTTACGAAGACGCCAAAGGGGACACAGCTTCCCAAAGTCAGGGAACTGCATGTGGTCAGGACCTTCTATAGCCAGGGCGTTGAGGTGAAGGAACTGGCGAAAGAGACCGTCACCGTGAGCGCCGCGGATAACCGGTATACGATCTATTTTTCAGCCCCGTCTTATGACCTGTCTTGTACGATTACAGAGCCTCAGGCAGGCCAGACGGCGGTGATTGTGGACAGCAGCAATTATTATGCTACCGTAGAACTGACAGGCGTTACAGGGGCATGTGAAGTATTGATAACAGGCCGGGAATATATCGTCACACAGGCCAGAGTCAGCCGGCGGTTGAATCCAACCGGGAGATTGGAACAGTGGGAGAACCCGCTGGTGTCCGATGTCGTTCATGCGGCTGATCTGGCGGACTGGGTCGGAGACTACATGCGTGCAGACCGGGAGTATGACCTTCAGTACCGCGGGGAACCGAGGATTGACGCCAACGACATAGCATTCCTGGAAAATAAATATGTGCCGGGCCTGCTCCTGCGGGTGTATGACCATACGCTAAAATTTAATGGTGCGCTAAGCGGAACGATAAAAGCAAGGAGGGAAATTGGCTATGTGGCAGACACCCAAGACAGACTGGCAGGAAAGTGATTTTTTCAATGTTGAAGATTATAACCGCATAAAGGGGAACTTAAATGAGATTCGTGCTCAGGCGGTTATTCTCTGGCCAGAATTTTCGCTGGAAGATATGGGAGCGGATAAAACATATGAGGATTATAGTTTCTATGCAGATGAGATCAACCGGTTTGAAACCAATGTGGGGCGTATTTGTGCTGGAACATATCCATTTGCAGTAGGAAATCAGAAGACGTTTTATGACAATCAGCCATTTATCGACTGGCAGGAACTCAACCGAATTGAAGAGGCGTGCAGACTTATCTACAGTAATATACAAAGTAGACTGAATGGTCGGAAGATACTGGCGTTTACGTTGAATGGAGGCGTTATTTAGTGAAGTTAAAGACGAATTACAAAGATGCATTATTCGACGGAGCCCGAAAGTACCGGATTACGGCAAATGCAGATGGAACATCGGGAATTGCGGATGAGACGGTGTATACCCAGGAAGGTGATCTGTTTGGAGCCAACGACATAAATGCAACAAATGAAGCCGTGAATAAACTGGGAAACCGCCGGATATTAAAGCTTACGGCCGCGGGCTGGAGCGGTTCTTACCCGTTCACTCAGACAGTAGACGCTGCGGGGATCACCGTGGCTGATGATATCAAGGTGATTGGAGTTTACGTTCCGGCGAACGCCACATTAGAACAGGTGAAAGCCTGGAATAAGGCGGCAGGGTACCTGATGTGTAATCCGGATGGGGTGGCAGATGGGAAAATAACCTTTAAGGCATATAAGAAGCCGGCAGTAGATTTTCAGATTTTGACAGAAGGAGCGTGAGACAATGGGAAAAGTAATACCAATGTTGGGTGGTGGCGGGAACGCGGATAGTGATGAACTTACCGCTTGCAGGCAGCATGTGTTAGAAAATTATACGGCCATTACACATGATACAGATGGAGAACCCGGCACTGGAACGATGCCTAATCTAACAGCTGGATCGACGGTAAATCATGCTACAGGTAACGCTACTAAAGTAATTGTAGGAGATGAGGCTTTTATTTCTACAAATACCGATGGAGTCACGCGGGCAGAAATACGTTATAATAATAAACCAGGATACATTGAAGGGAATACGTTATTAGGCGTAGAACAATCCAAAATGGCTAATGCAATCGGACTTAATTCTCTCAAAATAAGTGCCGGAAATACTGTTCTTGGTGTCCAGGGAGATGCGTGGACAGTATGGACTGGAGACGCTAGCGCTGAATCAGGCCACGTATTGCCTGGTAAGACCTATTGGCGTAACGGTGTCAAAATGACAGGAAATATGGCGATTCAGAATGCAGATGTATCAGGAAGTGATAGAGCCTATGCAACGAATGTAAGTGCGTGGGGCGGCGTGATATGTTTGGGGGTACGCAATGGGCATTATCTGAACGGCGTCAATTGGATCCAGGCGGATATCGCAGGCTTACAGGCCGCAAATATTCGCGAAGGTATAAACATAGGCGGATTAACGGGTACATTAAAAGATATGTCGGTGAACCATGTCCCTTTTGATGGTGCGTCCTTTTCCGGAGTCCTGGCGAAGGGCGCTGAAATATGTAATTGGTATAACAATAACGTGCTTAGAAATCCTGTAGAAATAACTGGTGATGGATTAAGAATGATGTATTCCAGAGCCAACTTACAGTTTAACAAATTTTGTCCGAAAGAGTCGATAACGTTTTCTCCGTTCAAGACCGTAAGAGTATCTATCAAATTTAATGGATCGTCAAGAGGCAAGGGGCATGCCACTTTGATGGTATATCGTTCAGACACATCACGGCATAACGTTCTGGTTAATCAGAGTGGCGGATTGTTAAAAAGCACAACCATAGGCATGACCAACTCAGGGACGATATATACAGGGGACCTTGACGTATCCGCAGTGAATGATGAAGGATTTTTAGCAATCCATTTCACGAATGCCGAAGATGTCAACTACACATCATATTTCATTACACGTATAGAATTTCTGATATAGCAACCTGCCGCATAACAGCGGCTTATTTTATTTCTACAAGAAAGAGAGGAATCACTATGAATAAGAACAAGCCAGACATGAACTACAAGACAACCGTACCTTATGGCCCCGCAACCGGAAAAGAGGATCCCGGCAGACAGCCAGTGATCGACAGCACGCCGTACGAGGGAGACCGCGGCCCCGATCACAGACAGTTTAAGCCAGGGC